TGGTTCGTGCAGTTGGTGAAAACAGCTTCCAGCCTAAAATCGGCTTTAAGACTCGTTACGGTATGGTTGCTAACCCGTTCGCTCGTGGCAGCGCTGCTGCTAACGATGGCTCATTGGTTGCTAATAACAACGTATACTACCGTCGTGTAGCTATTACTAACTTGTTCTAAAGTTAAGTAAATAATAACAAGAGGGTAGGTTAACTACCCCATCTGTTATACCATTGGGGATCCTTTCGAGGGTCCCCTTTTTTATGCAAGATAATCAGACAACTTAGATACTTTAGTTAAGAAATCACTATAAGCTTCTTTAACTTTACTATGATCGTAAAAGAAATATTTCTGTATTGCTTTCCAAAAGCTTTTTTCTACCATAGGATAACCAAACGAAAAAACTATACATTCATAATGCTCGTAGTTTCTGTTTGATTGAATATTCCAAAACTTTGTTAATTCATCATCGGTGTAAGGCTTCTCTCTACATGTTTGCTGAGGAGCTCCTTGTATATTCCGATCATCGTAAACAATATGTACTGTCATACCACCATCATCCCACCATTCAGATTCTGTGCATGGTCTTTCTACTGAGTTAAGAATGTTGTCGTACCAATATACATTACAATCGAGATTATCTACTTCAGAAATAAAATTGTGTTTTTGTTCTTTAGTGTTGAATAGAACACCAATATATCTGTGTCTAGAATCATCATGTCCTTGGCAACTTGTAAACGTTAGATAACCTTTTTCGTGTAAACCAAGAACTGCTTTTCGTATTCCAGGTTCTAAATTACGTTCTATGATATCAGAGTACTGACTTACAAAACAACTAATATAGTTGCCATCTTCATCTTTAGAGCAATATGTTCTACCATTAATTAGATGTTCATTACCTTTAACAAACATTGCGTGCCTGTGACCATCTTCAGGTGTTTTTAAATCAGGCTCGTTTGATTCCGCACGATATTCCTCACGATATGGCACTACTATTTCATATTGACTTATCATAAGGTACTCCGTAAATTAAAGAAAAAAAAGAGCACCGAAGTGCTCTTTCTTAGTTGCGCTACATTACTAGTTAAGACGCAAAGGTTCTAGAACAGCTTCTGCAAACTGCATGAATTCTTCACTCTTAGCAGCTTCTTGAGCTAAGTTAGACGCATGATAAATTTTAGCAAGCTTAGCAAAGTCTTTCTTAGGTACAAGAGTATCCTCAAGAATCTTTTCTGCAATAGCTTTCATATGATCTTTTTCAGCTTCAATACGTGTCATAGAGTTTGACATTTCTTTTAGTGCACCTTGAATTTGCTTACGGTGCTCTTCAGTAATTACTGTTGGTAGTGTGTGGTCGCTTGTATCTACAATGCTCATAATATATTTCCTTTTTTAAGTAAGTTTGCCGTCTTTACGTAGACCAGCCCTGATTTTAGTTGCGCTAATGTTGTGAATAGCCGATCCAAGATTGTGTTCAGTAAATGTATACCCAACCCCTCTGCCGTAGCTAATATCAACAATATTAGGAACGCAAGTAATAATGTATTCGTAACCATTCGTATATCCTGCCTCAGCAAGTCCTGCTTCAATATTTCCAATCACTTGGATTTCTCCAAATGGGTTATCGGACTGATCTTGTGTTCTACCGCCACCAGCATCTTGTCCTATGATGCCACCGACGTCTCTAACCATAATACAGACTTGACCAGACACTCCCAGAGCCCTTTTAAATAAAGCTGTATGTCCATCGTGCCAAGGCTGCCAACGCCCTAACATCTGAGTAGTGGGCTTCTGATAATCAAATATACCCTCAAATAGAGCCTTGTTGTGCATATCGCTATCGCTATCCTTCACTTTTATTACCTCTTTCACTTTTTAACTTTACTGAGCTGTTTTAATTGAAACGATCTAATCACTTCGACAAGCTGCTTTTCTGTATCAGTAAACCATTCACTTACACAGTAATCGTATTTATCAGGCTTTGTAAAGATTTTGTTTGTATCTTCAAAACGACCTTCTTTAATAGTATCCATCCAAACAGTATAATCTGGATCAAACGCGATACGTGCTTCTTCAGTAGGACATACAAAATCTGTCACGACAGTTCTGCCTGCTTTAACTACGCCATCGCTTAGGTGTCGCATGCGATTAGCTTGGCGCATTCTGCCTTCAGCACTAAAATCCCAGTCATCGTATTGTGTACGAACATCATCAGCGTTAATGTGTATAGCACCCATAAGCTTTGCTAGAGGTTTTGCTAAAGTAGTTTTACCACTACCTGGCAGTCCAAAAATAAGTATTTTCATTTATTTTCCTTGTAGTGGGAGAAGGCTTATGCCATCTCCGCCATTTTAATTGCTACATCTAATGCTTCAACTTTACGTTTTGCATTGCTACCAAACCATGCAGAAGCCATACGAGTATCCGCAGTACGACCTAGTTTGTGATCAGCCATATATGTAACTGCGTTGTATGCATTCCACCATGAACCTGGGCGGAAGTGATCACCTGGTTGGTTTTCTACATATTCCATTGCAGTTTCTGCAGTGCGAGATAATACTTTATCATCGCGGCTAGATTCACCAAAGACTTTACCAAAGAATTTTTCAAGCTGTGCACGATCATATTGCTTCGATCCAAGAAACTCTGCAGCTTCTTTAAACTGTGCAACTTTATGTTGTGACAATCCAAGGATTTCTTTAACTGCTGATGGATCAAAGACTGAACGGTGGTTAAGTCGCACTGATGGTTGATTTTTCTCGTTAAGCGCCACAGCCAAAGTGTTATTACATACAACACGTTCCATCACAAACTTAATGTCGATTGCTTTGCCATACTGATGTGGGTTAGAGAATAACAAGTAACCTTTAACTTCATCGCCATTAAACAATGAGAAACCGTCTTTAACATCAGCTAATGCCCAAACAATTTGGCCGTCTTTAAGAGAGCCTGCAGTATCCATTTGCATATCACCAGCGCTTACAAAATCTGTAAAGAAGTCAAAGGCTTCTGAGTTTTGTACTGGATTCCAGTTTGCGCCAACTTGTGTAAGAATTTTACTGTCTGTTGATCGAACTAAAGCTTGTTGACCAGTTTTAAACGTATCACCTTTGTGTCGATATAGTGTGTCGATTTTTTCGACATTCCAATCAAGACCTGCAGCTTTCATCATTTCTTGTGGAGACATGTCGTCCGATACTGGAGTACCAAGACCGTGCCAAGGCAGACCTTTAGATTTGCGGTAAGCCATTTGAGCAACGCCGTTTACCATTTCAAGTTCATGTGCCATGATATAATTTCCTTAGATTGTGTTTGTATAGCTATTATAATTCATTCAAGAACATATGTCAACAGTTAATTTGATTTAATTACAAATAAACATCAACTTGTTCAAATCGTGCACTTTTATCATAGCATCCAGATATTAACCATCCATCGAAGCTATCATAAAGATAAAGATATTCAGCACCGTGATTGCCACCAGCTGTTAGATAATCCATTACAGAACTATATTTATCTGCGCTATCTGCGTGTACAGAGTTTGTTCGTGATACATAATAATCTGCATCTAACGAAGAAAGATAACCACCTCTTGTAACTATTTGAGCATCATACGTTGTGTCATAAGATGTACGTAGCATTCTACCAACTCCTTCTGCGTATCCATCGTAGTGGCAATAAGAAGCAGTAACTGTGCCATCGTCTTCCAAAATTCCAATCATTGCTGAAGTACCCATAATGTAAAACCTTTATCGTTGCTTGATTTGATAAGACTATTATAACAAGAATGAATGTTGATGTCAACAGTTAATTTGATTTAATTACAAATAATTTATGCCTAAGTAGTTAGCTATCTTAGTCTTCAACCAAGACTTTTTTGTGACTCTGATGTGAATTCCTGCATCATCCACTCTAGTATTCTCTACTCCACTTGAGTCTACTATTATTAAATGCGACGACAATGCAGTATTAGTAATGCACAAATTACTATCTATACCAAAAGTGCTGTTCATCGACGGATAACAACGTTTGTCTTCTAGCAGTGGAAAATCAAATGATAGTTGCTCTGGATCTATATCATAAAATCTAAATGCCTGTTGCATGAGCAACTCCTTTAATGCACTAATTGACTTGGATACGGTATTTCATCTATCATATCCCACGCGTATTCACCATAACCAGATTTGACTATAGATATGGTGTCTACATAAGGTCCTTCAAGTTCATCATGAACTTCAGCTACAAAAGCTTCTGGATACCTTTCTTTAATGTAAACATCCATATAGTAATACGCATCTGATTTCTTAAAGAAACCAACTGCCTTGGTAATACCCAGCATGTTATTAATAGAAAACAAAGCAATAAGACGTCTATCATCGACTTTAGCATCCATGAAATTTACGTCTTCATTCTTTGCAGTTCCAAGGAATATTCCATCTTGTGGATCAATAATGATATATTTTCTATTATTCTGCATGATGTTTAATCAACTCTACTTGACCATTGTCGTCTAGCTTTGTTTTGATGTATTCATCTTTGATTAAACGATCAATTGTTGCTTCAATTATACGTGAAGTCATTCCGGCAGCAGATCTTCTTTCCATAACTCTACCGAATAACGTAAAAATAATAGCAGTAATTAATAACCATATTTCTGTACTCATAACGCTAATTCTCCTTTAAAACCTTCCCACCAAGATGGTGCTTCGCGGCCTTTTGCCCACTTTGCAAACCCTTTAGTAAAGTGGTAATAATTACGATATGCTTGCACTGGATTGCCTTCTACCTTACATTCTGGGAATTGATTCATAGCTTGTGGAAACTCAGTTAGACCAATATTTGGAATATTTTTTGGTGCAACAGCAAGGATATCACGAAGCTTTGTATAGGAAAGATGTTCCTTACCAAAGCGATAGACAAACTCACTACAAAGCTCTAAGAAGTGCGTGTAGTGCCATTCGTAGTTAGCCTTAGTTTCCATAGTCCACACAGTACAAGGGTGGTAGTGGTGAACAGCGTTGTATAGAACACTATCTAGATCGGTATTGTTGTGCACATATGCTTTAACCATACGCTTGCCAGATTTAGAAGGCCGCTTTTCCATATAGCCGTCAAGCATTCGATGAGAAGTAGAAAGCATTTGTGCTGCTTCTACAATCATTTTTGGAATGTGTTTATCGCACATCATACGTGCTGATTCTTGAGGGCATTCAGACAATACGAATAAATTCAATCTACAATCTCCATTAAACCTTCATCAGTAGCTTCTTCCCAAACGTGGGCAAAGTACGAACCGAATTTTAGTACGAATTCTTTGTAAGACATTTCAGTTGCTTGTTCTTGCATATCAAAAACGTATTGACTCATTTTGCTCATTAGTTTACCCAAACATGATTAAATTTAGTAGGAAGATTTTCACAAGAATATTTATCGCCTTCAGCATAGTTTAAAACTTTAATACACTCAGAAGTTGAATAGCTGTAATGAACATCAGGAATAGACGTAGCGTCTAAGACAAGACTCATTGCTAACCATCCAAGTGATAAGCCAATTGCGATAGAAGTAATAGTTTTCATAATGATGTACCTGTTAGTTGATTTGTTAATACTATTATAACAAGAATGAATTCTGTTGTCAACAGTTAATTCACTTTAATTTCAAGTTTTTATAATTCATATCCTAAAATTTCGCGTACAAAATCTGTACCAAGATCTGCGTGAAAAGCAATTACTATAACTTCACGAGGCTCAGTGTCTAAGTTTGAAACGTGCTCTGCTAATCCTTCGGCATCTGCTTCGCGGAACAATCTAACCGCTGTTTTAAAATCTTCGTGATCAGTTGTATATAGCTCACTTAGGTCTTCAGTTTCATCAGCAAAACCTGCATAGTTTGCAATGATATCTTCGACGTTTGGTAGTGGTGATTCGATCCAAAAAGATGTAGCAGTCATGAGTAGTTCCTTTTTTGATTTACTTTATACTTCATTATAAAACATAAAAAAAGTAATGTCAACTGTTAAATCAACATTACTTTAAGTTTTTTATGATTCGACGATCATTGTTTTTAATTCAAATTCATCCAACTCAAAGTTAGAGAAATCTACTATTAGCTTTTTTAAAGGTTTGTAAGTATCACAAGAGAATTCATATATTGGGTTGCCACCTGCGGGACCGTGTTCCGTGATAAGCGATGCCAAACAATCAAATTGATTAGCGAATTCAATTACTTCTTTTAAAGTCGCTGTGTGTGATACATCAAGTTGAACTGAAAAAGTCATATAGGTATTCCTTAATTAAAGTTAATCATATCATTGCTGATTTGATAAGACTATTATAACAAGAACGAATGTTGATGTCAACAGTTAATTCACTTTAATTTCGAGTTTTTATACTTTGTACATTTCTTTGTATTTTTTGCGAACTGATAGGAAATGATCAAGGTAATCAAAAGTATTAATCTTAAACACTTGAGGTTCATGTCCGTCCACTGCTATTAGGATCACTGCTTGTTTAATAGCAATGCCAGTGGTTTCAAGGAAGGCTGCTGCATAAAAACAGCACTGGATAAAATAGCCTTCAATCCACTCTTCCTTTTTTGGCTTGCGAGAAGTTTTAAAATCGATGATTGATAGAACACCATCGTATTCTGCGATGCAGTCAAATTGACCAGCAGTTTTGAGTTTATTGCTATAAAGGAATTGTTCTTGCATCCAAACATTATCTAATCGACCATCGATAACTGTGCGTAGGTCATTGAACGAATTGATGTTAGCAGGCATATGTTTGCCTTTCCAATCTTCTTCGTTATTTACATAATCTTCGGCAAGTTTGTGAACTGCAGTACCACGTGTTGAAGCTTGGCGAGAAATCTTATTTGCTTCGACTTCGCCTACACGTGCTCGCCATTCAATGATGCCTTGTTTTGAAAGTATTCCTAGAACAGTCGTGATCGAAGGATACGCGTTACCTTCAGGCGTAAAGTACCTTCGACCAGCTTCTGTTGTTTTTCGTGTTAGTGTTGGTAATACAACACCGTGATCCACATGCGTAAACATAATATATCCTATTTGATTCTTGTTATATACATTATATCACATAAGAAACACGTTGTACATCTTTATTTTTAGACTCTATTTGTTTCTTATAATTTACAATGTATACTATATGAATCAAATCTTACGCGTAACTACCTACGTATTCACCTAGTACCTGTACGGTTCCAGATAGAATACCACTGGATTGTAGTATTGTGAATTCAAACACGTTAACTCTGTTAATTACTGGTGATGGAGTTGTTCCGCCATTCCATTTTAATGATGGTGATGATCCAGGAATTGATACACCTGTTGGTACATAATTACTATAAGAATAAACAGTGTATTTTTGTACACGTGCTGTTTCTGATGGCATATTATCGATTGCGATACTATAATTAGCTGATGCCGTTACTGTTGCAACATTACCGATGCTAGCATCAATAGTAAGCACGTCAGAAATTGTTGTGCCACTTTCTACACTTGTGACGGGTGTACCGTCAATATCAATACCTAAAGTACTGCCAATTGTGATTATCGATGAGTTGCTATACATTGTTACTGGAGCAGCTGGCGTATATGTGAATTCGCCAGTAATATCACTGTATGCAAGAGATCCGATTCCCGAAGCTGCAACATTTACTGCAGTGAATGAATTAGTTGTAACACCGTTATCCGGTCCTTGTAAACCTTGAACGGATTGTGTACCTTGCATTCCTTGGACGCCCTGTAAGCCAGTGATGCCTATAATACCTTGGGTACCTTGCATTCCTTGAACACCTTGGTTTCCTTGGTCACCAACTCCATCAGCACCAGAGATACCTTGAGTACTTATACCTTGGACGCCTTGAACACCAAAACCAATTAATCCTTGGATACCTTGAACACCTTGGAACGATTCACCCTGAAGGCCTTGGATACCAGTGTTTCCTTCTGCGCCTTGGGCACCTTGTATTCCTTGGATACCCTGTGCACCAGTATCACCAACTCCGTCTGCCCCTTGGATACCAAAACCAGTTGTTCCTTGCAAACCTTGAATGCCTTGGGCGCCAGCACCTTCTGGACCTTCTGGACCAAGATCACCTTGAATACCAAGACCACCTTGCAGACCTTGAATGCCTTGAGAACCTGCACCAGCTGGACCAAGATCACCTTGAATACCTTGATGTCCTTGTAAGCCGAATCCTGCAGGTCCATCAGTACCTTGGAAACCTAAGTCACCTTGAATACCAGTAGTACCTTGGAAACCTTGAATACCGAATCCTTCAGGACCTTCTTGTCCTAATAAACCCTGTGTACCTTGTAAGCCTTGAACAGATCCTGCAGATCCTTGAACGCCTTGGTTACCGAGATCTCCTGGATCTCCTTCGTTGCCGCCTGCTCCTTGGAAACCGTTTGCGCCTTGAGCACCTTGTGAACCCTCAGCACCAAATCCTGTTGCTCCTGTAGTACCTTGAGTACCTGAACCAATAATACCTTGAGTACCCTGTGGTCCGACTACACCGGTAACTTCGCCTTGAATACCTTGTACACCTTGGTTACCGCCAATGCCAATTCCGTTAGTACCTTGTGCTCCGTCAGGTCCGATATCACCTTGAGAACCTTCAACACCTTGAACACCCGTGATACCTTGAAC